AGGCTTACTAATATATCTGCACTATTCATCTTTAGCCCTTTGTTAAGGCCGATCAAGCTACTAACCGAGTAGCCCTCTCAGCGTTTGTAGTATCAGTATGAGGGCTTTTTGTCAGAAAGCAAAGCCTATAGCCTCTTGGCGTGTCGCTACTTGGCTAGCCTGTCCTCGAGCAAAAGCTCATAAATACGATCCACTCGTAACTCAATACGCTCTACGCGCCCGGCTAGGTTGTGGCCGCCGTTACCATCTGGCTTTAGCTCTGATAAGTAATAGATAACCAATTTACGGATGAGCCCAGCCCATAACCCCAAAATAGTAAATACCCCCAAGGTAATACCAATTACAAGCTGGGCTCTTTCCATTACTTAGTTACGCCAAACTGTCCCTCGGACGGTTGGACGGCCTTAAGTAGTGGCCCGATTAGCCCAGCGATAAACGCATTAGCTAATATTTTTGGATCTGTAATTCCGCTCATATAGAGAGCTGCCGCACACGCTACAGCTGATCTAAGATAGGACTTACCTACCGCTATCGCTTGCTCTTTCATTTGTTGCTCCTAAGTGCCCTTTAGGATTTGTCTTACTATAAACCTAAACTAGAGATTAAAGCCTTAGCCTTTACGGGTGATACCTCTACCTCAAAGTGCATATCGTCTGGCCGTGTCTTAAAATCGCCGCCCCACTTGAGGCCGTATTTTTTAGCGAGCGCACGGATCATAGGTATTTTCTCAGCTGGGAAAGTGCCAGCCTTGCCGAGAGGATGCTTTGTAGCATTAAGATCAATAGCCGTGCCGGATGAGTGACAAGAGAGCTTAGTTGGATTGCCTCTAACCATCCGATAGGCATAGCCCCAATCGTCAAAAGTGCCCTCGTCTATTGGCTCGATTAGCTCGTGAAACTCAGCGGCAAAAGCGGCCAAGAGTGGGCCCACACTCTCGGCACACCTTAGTTTACGATCCGTACCCCTTACAGGGTAGGACTTTATTTTTATCTCTGCCGCATCTTTAGAGGCCGGATAGCCATTGTAGCTTGTTTCCATTACAGGCCAAGAGCTGCCTTTAGATCATCTACCGATAATCCTACGCTAGCCAATTTTTGCTCGATAGTAATCTCTTGCTTAGGGGTTGGATTGATCCATTTATCGTCTGCCTTATGAGCATTGACAAAACCCTCTAAAACACTTTGATCTACAGATGAGTTAATAATCGTCTCGCCTGTTGGCTCAGAGATTATATTCATATCGATCCCGGACTCATGCCCTAATTGATCGATATTAATTTTTTTAGTCGTAGTTACTTGGCTCATTATCAGACCTTTATTCCATAGATGTAGGATCCCGCTTTTACTGTTGTTGAGTTAGCGCTACTTGTATTTTGTGCCCATTGTAATTGGACGTCTCCGGCGGTAGTGCTGTTTAGAATTGTGCCGTATAGCTGAATAGCGCGAAAGTTAGCATCTACAAAAAGATCGGCTGTAGTGCCACCTGCCGATACAACCGTTAAAGTCGTAGATCCACCGGCGTTAAATATTACCTGACTAGATGACCATAAAACGGTAGATCCTGCCGGGCCTGTAAAAGTTACTTTAATATCTGGAGTACCATCGGCTGCATAAGTGTAAAGCCATGCCTCAAAAATGTACGTGGTGCTAGCCTCCACGGCAAATTTTAACTGACTATCGTTTACTACTGTAGTGCTACTTGTAACAGATTGATCCGAGGATTTTCTAACCGGCTTAACTGTTGCTCCAGCGCTTGGCGTTGCCCATTTGACATTATACGGCGATACTGTTGTATCAGCTGTTAATACTTGTCCAGTAGTACCAATAGGCAAATTATCAAAAGTGCCTGATCCTGTACCTACAATAATATCTCCGGATGCTGTGATCTCTGTAGCCATTGAGTTAGTTACTGTTACCGTACCTGAGGTACCGCCTCCGCTAATACCTACGCCAGCTGTAACGCCTGTAATATCTCCGGCTGCATCTGTTACCCAAACAAAATCCATATCGGTATTAGAGTTTTTGCTTAATACCTGTCCAGTAGTGCCGCCTTTAAGATCGAGCAAAGAGGCATCAATCGAGTCACCTAGTGCCTCGATCGCCGTAGCTCCATCTTTAACTAGGTCGGTCGATGTAGGGACCGGCCATCCAAAATTAGGGGTAGTAGTTGCCATTACGTTAAACCTCCGATTGCATTTTCCCATTCAAGTGTAGCGTTTACACCTGTCCAAATCAGGCTAGGCGGGTTTACCGTGTCCCATTGTGGCGCGACTAGAGAGAAATCTGTAGGGCTTAGGGTAAGGGTCATATCGACATATGCCGGCGTAGCTCTAATAGCAAAACCCTCTACAAAACCATTAAATGAGCCGTTAAACATATTAATCGGTAGATCGCTGATAATCATCGGTTGCCCAAAAAATACGTCTATCAGCTTATTACGCTCGGCATCTGGCAGGTTATTGTTATCCAGCCTAAAGGTAAGGCTTTGTAGTTGCTCTCTAGGGATAGCGCGTAGGCCAAGCTCTCTAGTCATAACGGTATTAACATCGGCCAAATCGTGCAGGTTAGAGGTCACGTTGCGCTGGTACCTGCCGTAATTGGCTACTGAGTCTGCATCTACAGCCGTAGCACTATTGGCGTAATTATTACCATAATTAAATACTAGGGAGTTACGGATCTTGCCTATCTGTAAAATCGTTTTAATACTTGAGGGAGTAGCGTAATTAGCCGAGATAGTCGTATAGCCGTTAGTGGATAGGTAGGTCGTACGGTGATCGGCATCGGCATAACAGACTCGTCCGGCTTTATCCTCGTAGAGCTGGCCTAGAGCGCTTTGTGCAATTTGAGCGCATAGGTTGTAGCTGCTAGCCGGATCGGCCGATCTTGAGATCATCTCGTATAGTCCAGGCTGATCTATCTCACCAAGCCCTACGTTTTCAGCATCGGCCCACGTTGTCGTAGGGTCATAGTCAAACCATTGTAAAGCTGGAGCTACCTCAAACCAAGAATTGATCAGTAGGTCATTAAGTATGTCGAATATTTGAGTGCCGTCCTCATCTTTAGCCAAGGCATCGGGAAAGAGAGCCTTAGTCAATTTAGCCAAGGATCCAACGGCTAATATATTACCGATTGTTATAAACCCTATCTCCTCCGGAGAGCGTACGGATATACCAAAATCTGATACCTCACCGCCAAATACAGGTACGTAAGTGCCTGAGCTGTTTTTTAACTCAAGGGTTAAACTATCTGTAACGTCAATATCAAAAGGTAGGTTATTAGTATTTACAATTTCTAAACGCGCATATCCGGCGTTGCATTGTAAATCTATATCGTCTCGGCCTGTTGCCATAGATACGCTCAATACGTTGTCGTAAACGGTAGTACCTACGATAATTTTCCACTCCGGTAGCCATGTCATGAGACATAAACTCCAGAGTTTCGATTAGTGGACGTGCCTCTATCTGTAGATTGATTGAATACGTTTTCTACAGCTCTTGCTATAGCCTCAGGATCGCCTATACCTGCCTCGATTTTAATATCTACGTAAGTAACAGAGCCTCCACCGTAGCCCATATCAGAGCCCGGAAAACCGCTAGAGGCATAAGCCCCAGCGCGGCCAGAGCCGCCGGTTACGCCACCCGTGCCGGGCACAATAGGTACAAAGCTGCCTTTAGCAAGGGCCTCGTTTATCTCGGTGGCTGTAGGGAAACCTTTAGGACTAGCATTTGGATCACTTAAAATAGGGTTAGCGTGAGATGCCATAGGACCCCCACCAAAGCCATTAATTCTACTTAGTAAAGCTAAAGCCTCAGTTAGGTTAGATATATTAATAAGATCCTTAGGGAGTATGCCCTTGAGGATCGTCTCTATTTCAGTAAGTTTAATTTTTTGATTAGTCAAAACGCCTAATACTTTGAGATCACCATTGAGTTTATTAGTTGCAGCCGTGATAGCTGCTACGTCTTGGCTAGCGATAGCCTTGTCAAGGTCGAGAATAGATTGCTTAACTTGTAAACGTGCAAGGTCATTTGTAATTTGTAGTAGCTGGGCTTGGTTAGTTACCTTGCTTAATTGTTGCGTTTGATTTAATTCAGCTGCCTGTAACCCGATCTTTTCAAGGTCAAAAACCTCGTCTGCTTTACCTAAAGCTAGGTTAGCCTTATCGATGGCTGCCTTGAGTTGCTTAGCCTTAAGCTGCTTTAATTCCTCTGCCGTTAGTTTCTTGCTTGACTTAAGGGTTGCAGCTGTGTACTTGGCCTCTAGCTCGGCAAGATGCGCTAGCCCTGCGGCAGGATCATTAGCCGAGCCCTGATTTGCACCTTTTGCAAGGCTCCTTAAATATGGGATCATCGTAAACTTGAATAATTTATCTATGTCAAATATGGCACCTGCGCCTCCAAACGGCAGATTACCTACGCTTTTTATTTGAGCGATAAGGATGGCTAGGCCTTGGATGGACTCGGATATAGCTGTTGCAAATTCCTCCATGCCTGTAGCTAGATCGCTTACGCTGCTATCCTCGCTTAGAATTTTAAGAGCATTAATTAAACCCTCGCCAATAATCTCCTGAGCGTTAGCAGATGAGACGGCCAATTTATCCATGGAGCCTTGGAAAGTATTAGCAGAGGCGGTAGCTGATCCGGCAAAGGTTTTAGATAACTCGGCTGTGATCTCCTCAAATGATTTAGTTTTAAGATCGGCTTTAGATATGCCTACGCCCAATTTAGAAAGCGCTGCATTATTACCTAAAAATGCCTTACTCAGCGCGGATGAGGTACTAGCCAAATCTTTACCGGTCGAGGCTGATATATCTAGGGCAAGCTGTAATAACTTTTGGGCTTGGGCAGAATCCCGAGTGGCTACCGCTAGGGTCTGATACGCCGGCCTCAAATTGTCATCAAGGACCCCAAATTCTTTTTGTAGCTTTTGTATATAGCCCTCAGAGGCGGCGGCATCACGGCCAAGGCCGACATTCTTTAGAGCTAGGGCTAGTTGCTTTTGAGCCTTTTCATCGGCCGCCGCGGCTTTTACCGCTGCCTTTCCATATGCCAAAACCTGTTGTGCACCAAAAGCCACACCAAGAGTTTTAGCCAAGCTCTTTACGTTTTTAGTTAATTTATCTGTGGAGGTTTCGGCTTTCTTAAAGGCTCCCTTGCCGGTAAA